CGGTCAATGTGCCGTTAATATCACCGACTTTTTGATTGAGAATTGTCCTTTGCTGAAGCCTGTGCAGCTGCTTTCAGATATCATTGAGGCACAGCAGTCACAAGGCACTAACCATGTGCTGAAGCACATTCGTGCGGTCGGATTTGAAGAGGAATATTACTCTGCCGATGCTCTTAATATGCTTGCAAATCTGGCCGACGGCACCTATGAAGGTTTGTCTGCTGAAGGGCTGGCCGGAGAGGAAGCGATTCCGGTTCTTGATGGTAAGGTAATTGTCCATTCCAACTATTATCAGGACTTCGTGAATTCCCTGAGGAATACTTTTGACAGATTAGAGTTGATTTTGGAAGGTGAACCGGCAATTTATATTGCAGATAAGTACGCGAGAACCTTTATCGTTTCTGTTTTCGATACGGACAATGACGGCTATGTGACAGCCGAAGAAGCCGCTATTGAAAGACAATTGTATTGGGATAGATATTCTGATGCTAATAAAGTTCAGATAGCTGATTTAAGAGAACTGAATGCAATAGAAGGTTCACCTTCACAACTTACTAATATTAAAGAATACTATATGGGATATCGCAATACGGAAACAGGTAATCAGATGTTCTATTTAAATACCAGTATAGAAATCCTTGGAATTGGCACCAATGTAGTGAAGGTATCTCAAAGAACATGTAGGGGGTGTACGAATCTAAAGAAGGTCATACTAAATGATAAAGTTGAAATATTATATGGAGACCCGTTTAGGGATTGTGTAGCACTAACCGAAATCAGTGATATTCCTGATACATGTTACGAGATTGGTGGTGATTGCTTCAATGGCTGTTCTTCTTTGAAAAGCATAGTAATAGGCAGAGGAGTAACGCAAATATCGTCCAGTGCATTTCGGAACTGTACATCAATGGAATCACTATTCATAAAAACAGCAATTCCCCCGATGCTTGGAAATGATGCCTTCACTAACAATCATTGCAAGATATACGTCTCTATTGGTAGTGGTGCAGCTTACAAGGCTGCTACTAACTGGAGCGCTTATGCAGATCGAATTTACGAATATGACTTCTAAATATCTTCCGGAGCATTATGAAGAGATTGATATACTTGAAAATGAGGGTAATGATGAATAAAAATTTATTGAAATGGCAATATTAAGTACAGCTAAGATTGTAGGTATGCTTGCTTCTGCCAAGAAGACGGGTAGGCAGGTTATGAATGCGGCCGGAGAATGGGTTGCGGAGGTGGTGGAAGACTTCATGTCCGGATTCGCAGGTTATGGGTGGAAAATCTGGGAGTATGTGAAAGGAAAATGGATGCTTGAGATAGATTCCATCCGGGTGAGGGAACAGTTCATCGTGTTCGAGATGCTGGTGTCGAAGATGCGTGCGATAATCGGGTCTTTAGGTATCAGCCAGGCGTGTGGTAAGATAGCTACTGTCACTCTCTCCGAAGACGGCACTGAATACCTCATCACCTTGGAGGATGAGACTATGAGCTTTGTCGCTCATGACTTCATGCGGTGTCAGACCTATACAGGTACTAAACAAACATTCTACCATGTTAAGATTGCGTCCGTTGTGGACGATGTGATCCATGTATCGGTATCGGAGTTTGATAAGGATGCTGAAGGAATTGTGACCAATCCGCCAGAGCCAGGTAATGATGTTGTCCAGTTCGGCAACTCAGTGAATAAGAATCGGCAGTCTGCCATCTATATTCATGCTGATGAAAGCGGCCAGCCTGCGATTGATATCATGTTCGACATTGATAGTAAGGACTGGACCGGTAAGGTTAAAACCCGTCTTGGCGGCGATATTCCCGGTGGAGATGGTGCCCGTGGATTTTACTGCGAAAATGGCATGATAAAGGGCACGGACGCTAGCGGTCATACGGTTTACTGTATACATCCTGACGGATCAGCGGAATTTGGTGACGGCTCCGCCAAGTTTAATGCTGATAAGTCCGGCAAACTTGCCGGTGGCGCGATCTCGTGGGCATGGGATGCAGACAAGAAAAAGTATGTGTGCACGATGGGAGATGTTATCTTAAAGTGGGATAACCTTTCAGATGAAGTCAAAGAGAATCTTAGAGGTGAAAAGGGCGACAAGGGAGATAAAGGAGATACTGGTGAAAAGGGGGGTGATGGTACCAATGGTGCCGATGGTATTAATGGTAAGGATGGCACGTCAATAGTATGGAAGGGTAGCTATGTTTCTCATCCTTCTCATCCTCAGAATGGTTGGGCATATAAGAATACGACTGATGGTAAGAGCTATGTCTATCAGGACGGTACATGGTATCAAATGACTATTGACGGTGTGGATGGAGCTAATGGTAAGGACGGTGCTGACGGACTGGATATAGTTTGGAAAGGTGATCTATCTACGCCTCCGATCAACCCGCTAAAGAACTGGGTATATCGTGATACTGATAACGGACGGGTATACATCTATAATGGTACTGCCTGGGCTTTGATGGTGACAGATGGCAATGATGGTGCCACCGGTGCTGCCGGTAGTGATGGCCTATCGGTTTATATAACCTATCACGACAGTGAATCCCAACCGGGAAAACCTACAGGAAACGGCACCTCGAACGGCTGGCATACTGACGCAACGAGCACAGTTGTTTGGATGTCTCAGAAGGTCGCAGAAAGCTCATCTTCCGGTAGTTGGGGGACTCCTATCAGGATAAAGGGGATAAAAGGCGACACAGGCCCCCAAGGTGTTCCCGGAACTCCCGGTAAAGATGGAAAGGTTTATTATACCTGGATAAAGTACGCTGATGATGTGAACGGAGCCGGGATAAGCAATGATCCAACCGGCAAGACTTTCATCGGTCTTGCATACAATAAGGAAACCGCAACAGAGAGTAATGCGGCTTCTGATTATACTTGGAGCCGTTTCCGAGGTGAAGACGGAACGGATGGTGTTCCCGGTCCGGCAGGAGAGGATGGGAAGACTACTTACACCTGGATTGCCTACTCTGATAATGCCGATGGTAGTGATATGTATCAGATTCCGACTGATTCGACTAAGTATATCGGTATTGCGGTTAACAAGGATACGGCAACAGAGAGTAATGATCCCGCAGATTATACTTGGAGCCGCTTCCGGGGTTTTGATGGTGCTGCAGGTCAGGATGCTGTAATGCTTGCGATAGAGTTCTGTATGAACGGCACCCGGATTAATGATATCCCGTGCGACATACATGGTGTCCCAATTTCGGGAAATACTGTTATAGCTAAGTTATATCGTATTAGTGGAAGTAGTAAGGAAGATTATACTCCTGAAAGATGGCGTGTATCTTATTTAAAGGAAGGTGTTGAAGTACTTTCCAGTCAACCTTTAGAATCGCTTAACTTTATAAATATATCCCTCGACATATCATCGGCATATGACAGTATTGCGGTGAGGACTTATGAAAAATCAATTCCTGATTATGTGTTGCTCACTGAGGGTTCAATCTCCAAAGTTATGTCAAATGTACCAGATTGGCTTGTAGGGTGGGACACGAACAAGGTACAGATAGGTAGCGAGTATATGATATCTCCGAAACTGTTTACGGGAAAGAATACCGGGACCGCTGAAGAACCTATTTTGACCGGCATAGTCCAGGGAGATAAGTGCATTACAATTGATGGAGTTGAACGATCCGGTATCTTCGCTTTGGTGGATAATGAAGTCATTTTTGAACTTGATCCTGAAAATGGGAAGTATAAATTCAATGGTGAGGTAAATGCTACAAGTGGAGTCTTCAAGAATATAAAGTCACCCAATGAATCTTTTAAAATCAATGAAGCTGGAGACATAGAAATAGTAGGTAAGATTTCCACTTCCTTGAATGGTACTCGTATAGAAATTGACCCTGATACGAATAGTCTCAAAATGTACAATCAAAACGATACAGAAGTTGGGAGCTTGAGCTTTTTTGAAAGTGAGTGGAATGGTGTTATTAATTATCTTCCACGACTTAGGCTGCGTAGATATGTAGATAATGTGTTATATGATGAAGCTTCAATAACCAATGGAATAATCTTTTGTTCTCAAAAATCAGGTTCTGATGATTATTCCTGTCAGTTGGTTCCTTCTCACGGTTTGACATTTTTCAAGAATGGAGAGCCGACTAAGTATTATTTGAAAGCGTAATAAAGTAAATCCCGTCCTACTTTCACAAGCCGGGCGGGATAACGACAAAATACTAAGACCTTAACGGTCTTATGCGATAACAAAGGTAGTATTAATTTTGAAAATGTCAAGTATATGGGCTTAAATGAATGGTTGGCTATAGTCGGAACATTAGGTGGGTTCGAAGCTATACGATGGGTTATAACTTTCTGGGTAAATCGAAAAACGAATGCCCGGAAAGAAGATGCTTCCGCTGATGCAGCGGAGATACAGAATCTTTTGAATGTAATTTCTAACTTATCCGGACAGCTTGATAAGTCTGATGCTCGAATGACCTCAAGAGACGGGAAAGTAGATTTCCTGTATTCTGAGAACAACAAACTAAAGGCTGAAAAGCTGGAACTTATAAAGAAGAATTATGAGTTGGAATTGCGTCTTAAAGAAGCCGAGCTAAAGAAATGTGATGTTCGTGGATGTGCCAATCGGCAGCCGCCCAGTGATTATTAATAAAAGGAGGAAGAAAGATGAAGTACTTTACAATCGCTGAACTCTGCAAGTCAGATACAGCCGACCGGCTGGGTATTGATAACCGATGTAAGAAAGAGCATGTAGTCAATATGACTGCATTAGTAGATAATGTGCTGGACCCATTGCGGGAGGCATACAGGAAGCCAATCACCGTGAACAGTGGTTTCCGTTGCCCTGCACTCAATAAAGCGGTGAAGGGTTCAGCTACGAGCGACCACATGACCGGACGGGCAGCGGACATCACCGGAGGAAGCCCAAAGGAGAACAAGAGGTTGTTCTATCTGATCCAGTCATTAGGCTTGCCCTTTAAGCAGTTAATCGACGAAAAAAACTTTAGCTGGATACACGTATCTTACGACGACGGAAATATAAAAAAACAAGTATTAAAGTTATAATTATGAGAAAGATCGGGCAAAAATTAGAAATTCCAGGTCATGCAGGATATTACGCTGATTTGGATGGAAACATTTATAATAGGAAAGGGAATAGGCTTATTCCGCAAACACAAAGTTCATATGTTGGGGTTGATTTACCAATAGGTAATGGCAAATTCAAAAGATTTACTGTACATAGACTTGTTGCAATGACTTTTATTCCCAATATTGAGAATAAGCCGCAAGTAAACCATAAGGATGGTAATAAACATAACAATTCGGTTTCTAACCTTGAATGGGTTACAAGAAATGAAAATCAAAAACATCGCTTTGATAAGTTACACCATTCCCATTTTGGTGAGAAAAATACGCAAGCCAAGTTGACCAAAGAAAAAGTGCTTGATATTATAAAATTAAAAAAACTAGGGTTAGACCTTGGCAGTTTATCTACGATGTTTTCAATATCCAAGCCAACAATATGTGATATAATGGCGGGGCGTTCATGGGCTCACGTTACTGGTATATCGCCGAAACGTAATATTAAAAGAATGGAGGCTTTGGGATATGCAATATAGTAGTTTCTCATGGGTACATGTCAGATATCGGGAAGGTGCAAACCGTAAAGAAGTGAAAGCCTTATGAGACTAACCAGTAAGCAGAAAAAGGAATTCTTCGGACTGGCAGTCTGGGGGATTCTCGGACTCATTGCAATGTCCGTTATGATGGCGTTGGCCGGATGCGCCACTCCTAAGAACACCGACCGCAATACGCAGGTTGACTATTCCAATGTTTTACAGCAAATGCAATCTCGAATGGATACCTTACTTGCCAACATGGAAGCTCAACGGAAAGAAACAAGCGAGAAACTATCCAATCTAAAGGTTGAGAATAGAACTGTCTATCTCTCGCCTCCTGATAGTACCGGCAAGCAATATCCAACTATTGTGAGTGAGACGAATGCCAGTAAAGACGAGAAAGAGAATAAGACAACTGAGACTGAACTGAAAGTTACCATTCAGAGGCTTGTTGAGGAAGTGACGGATTTAAGGAATGAATTAAATACAGCCATAGTTCAGAAAGAGAAAGTAAAAGAGGTGTCTTGGTGGCAGCTTCATAAAGTGGATGTATATGTCGGCTTATTTATACTTGTGCTTGGATGGCTTATTTATAAGAAGAATAAGTAGAAGTGGCTTATCTGTGATAAGTGTTTGCCCTGACTGGTGACGGTTGGGGCTTTTTATTAATATATATTAAATAAATGCATGATATTTGTATACTATCAAATTTAATAGTATATTTGTATATCAAATCATTAGAACCGGCGGCAACGGATAAGCGGCGCTACATTATGACTACTTACATATACAAAGGTCAAGAGATCAATCACACATCTTTTATTTCAATTCTTCGCTCTGCTGGCATCAATGGCGGTAGAAAGTTAACTCACTATCAAGTTCTCGAAAGAGAGGCTGCTAATGGCAATGAAAAAGCCATTGAGATATTAAAGAATCTCATTATCAAAGAAGAAACTATCGTAAAGAAGTATATCGTATCCTTATCAGTCAAGAATAATCAAGTTGACTGGTTTGAAACAACTTCTTTGCAAGAAGCCGAAAATCAGTTTGAGGCCTACAAACGTGACGCTGAAGAAAGGGATGAGTTCACCGAGGTATATTGGGATGAATGTTTTGATGACGATAACTTTGAGACAATAAAATATTTTAAAAACTAAGATTAAGATGCTGCGCTATCGGCATGACGGGCAACTAATATGAAAACATTAAAAAGTGATTTGATCAAACGCATTGAATATAACAACAGTTACATATTTGGGTATAAATATTGTGGTAAAGTTAACCAGCAGGTTAATTGGCAAAATATGACTGATGAGTTGATGCATACGATGGTTGATGATGTTGATTCTTATGCAGATGTACAAGAAGTAAAAATTTCAGATGCAGATGTACAAGAAATCATCGAGAACTTCCCTCTTGATAATACTGATTTCTCTGATTGCACTGCATGGCAATATACAGATGAAAACGGCGACGTTGGCAAACTGTTGTTTTTTAATTAATCCAACGAGAGGATGAAGAGAAATTATCCGTTGTTCACGATAGACCGGGCTAAATCGCCCGGCTATCCATTTGATTATATCACCTGTTATGACCGTGAAGTTGGTTTCATTGCTCGTGTTGTTGTACTATCAACGAACATTGCATTTGATGAATTCATGCTTCGCTCCTCTGCTGTGGAAAATAACGAAATAAGCACTTATATGGAACGATTTAAGCGTGGTGGAATAGCAGTTGTCATATCAGATTTCTTTTATAATTTTGATGTAAATACTAAGACTAAATCTCGTATTCAGGCACTGTTGAAGAAAGGTACAAAGAAGTATCTGACTGCTACTTTTGAAAGAGAATTGAATTGGGATTTTAGCATTGATGACCAGATAAAACAGCAGGAGTTGACTATTGAAAGAAATAAAGCTAATTTCGATGCCCTTCTGGCTCGTGCTACTGATAGAGAAACTGCAATATATACCATGAAAATAGCGGAAGAAACCTTGAATACCCTAAAGAAGTATAAGGAACTCATGCAAAATATGGATATTTATATAAACCGGGATGGAGATGAATGACAGAGAGCGAATCGGTAAGCGTATAGCTGAAATCCGAAAGTCCAAAGGCCTATCGCAGGCCAAGCTCGCAGAACTGACGGATATCGCACCTGGAAATATAGCCAGGATTGAGACAGGAAGATATAGTACTGGCATCGATCTACTGAGTAAGATAGCTGATGCATTAGGCTATAAGTTAGATTTTATAGAAAAATAGAAAATAAATGCTATGGCAAATTATAATTACGAAGAGGAAAGCGTGAACGCTTTAATTAAATGGGCTGAGAGCGCACAGTTACCCAAAGAGGTAGTACTTAGTGAAGCTGAACATATTACCGACACCAGTATTTATGTGAGAGCCAATATCAACGATATCAAGCAGCATTATCCGGATCAATTCTATAATCCGGCCATTACGCGACTGTACAGGCTGAAGGAATTTGTAGAAGGGGCGGCTGAATAAGCAGCTCCCTTCTAGTTTTGTTGAGGCTTTTTATATCATCCCATTCAATCTCTCTGCACATCTCTTTACGGATGAATCCATAACTTTTGCATATATCTCTGTGGTACTGACATGCTTATGTCCAAGCATTCGACTTAATGTAGCAACCGGAATATCATTTGCTAAGCAAACTGTTGTAGCGAACGTATGGCGGGCTATATGACTCGTAAGAGGTTTTCGAAAATCGAGTTTTTCTTCAATGACATGCAGGTAATCATTATATTTTTGGTCGGATATAGTAGGTAGCTTATAATCGTATTTTTCCAATATTTGTATAGCGGGCTGAAGAAGCGGTGCCAGGAACCCTGTCCCGGTTTTAATTCGTGATCCATCGATGTATTTCATGCCATTTTCTGTCATTACATCTCTATAATAGTCAAACGCATTCATATCACAGTAGGCCAAACCTGTGTAGCAACAGAAAACAAATAAGTCTCTTACACGATCTAATTTATCAGAAAGCTGTATATCTCTAAGGCATTTTAGTTCATCCACTGTTAATGGCTTCCTTGGTTTATGATTACCACGTTTGTCTTTGAAGTGATCGTAAGGGTTACGGTCAATATATTCCAACTCGTAAGCCTCATTAACATACACCTTAATACGCTTGTGGTAATTATGTATTGTGGGCTGGCTCCGTTTGGGATCTTCCGTTCGGAGAAACATGTCAAATGCTTTTATGTTTGCAGGAGTAAGGGATGCAAAAGAATCGATTTTTCCAAAGCGTGCTAATGCTTCTAAGGCCACAAGTTGTGATACCTTGGTAGAATGTCTTAATCCGCGTTCTTCAATCCGCTTGTGCATAAAGTCAAGAAATGAACTTGGAATATCCCTCTTTACTTCTCCTTTGACAAATAACTCATAGTTTTCCCAGGTTGCTGTTAAACCTTGCGCATACATATCATAGAAGACCTGTTCATGTCTTTTATAAATCTCAGTTAGGCGCGCATTAATAAGAATGCCGTCTGTACGGTTAATAGCATGTAATTTATCATCCCATTGTCCGGCATACAGTTTAACGCCTGTACTCAATCTCCGCCGTTGGTTGCGGCTGAAATAGATTTCTAACTCAACAGAAGATGCCACACTTACTGTTGCTTTTTTACGTCTGTCAAAAACGAAACGAATAATAGGTAAATTGTTACTCATAGTGTGTACCACAATTTTTATTGCAAGATGTACCACTGTACCACATTGAGTATTTTAACGTGATTTTTAGTTATTCCTTGCAATGGATTAAACATCATGTAAAACCCACTGTAAGAGTGCTGAGTAATAGTGATATAAAGATAAGTAGTTGATTATAAGATAAAAGGGAGTAAACTTTCGTTTAATCCCTTTATCGCTTCTTTGCGGTGCGTACGGGACTCGAACCCGTGACCCCATGCGTGACAGGCATGTATTCTAACCAACTGAACTAACGCACCATAATTTCATTTCCTTAATTGCTTTCTCTCTCGATTTCGGTTGCAAAGGTAGGCATTTCTTTGAAACCTGCAATAGCTACGATGAAATTTTTTTGCTTGATTTTATCACTTTTCCTTTTATATCCTCATTTTGAGAACATTGGAATATGAAAAAAAATAAGTTCTTGCAGAGCTTTTTGTGAAAGGGGATTGGGATGGTTTTGTAATGAAAACGAAGCTTTCTGTTGCTTGATTTAAACTTCTTGCTCGAAAACTTCGTTATTTTACAATAAATCGTTATTTTTGCAAACTCAAATCGAGAAAATTGTAATTTGAAAACGATAAAAACGATGTTGGAACCGAAAGGGTTTGATTCCGGGTTTTTAAAAACCCGGAATTCA